CGTGTCGAAGATAAATTAGATAGAGCATTACAAAAGGACTAAACAATGGCAATGTTTAAAGCGTTTAAGCCTAGTGGCATGGAAAAGATAGCACGGTCTATGGGCTATCAAGGTAATATGCAAGGGTTCCAAAACTTCCTTGCACAAGACCCTATGCGCCAGCAAAAGATGAATGACTATACGAACAAAGCTATGCAGATGGCTAAAGGTGGTGTGGTTAAGATGCAGACAGGCGGCACTACGACAGGTGCTTCAGGTGGGCCGGGCGTTGCTCAAGAAACCGTTAATCGTATGTATGACCCGACATTACCAACAGGCGGCGTGACCACACCAGAAATGATACAATATGATACTGGGCAGGAAATACAACCCGGCACTGGCACAGTCACTGGGCAAGTTAATACAGGCACACAGACAGCTACAGCATATACAGCAGGTATGCAGCAACCCACTCAAGCAAATTTGATGCAAGCAGATACCGCTGCTTCTGATGTAGATGCTGCTGTAACAGCCACAC